TAGATGTAGAAATTAAAAGATTCAATCAATCTACAATGCTACAATCCGCTATGGAAAATGCTTATAAGATTATCCAAGAAAATAAGCGAATAAAATAAATTGATTAGAATATTTATCATATTATAAGTAGGTATGGCAAAGAAGTATAAGTACAAGGTAGAGAAGGTTATTTGTCGAGATGAAAAAGGAAATTTATACGAATGGCAACACCAAGAATTAGAAGAAGAATTAAAATCTGATGTTAATTATTGGGGCGAACAACAACCGATTAGAGAATATAAAATTTTAAAAGATGAGTAGTATAGAAAACACAAGAGCACTTTTAAAAAAGCTAGAGGAACAGGACAAAGTCAAAGTTAATTGGGATACGGGCGAGATCGTATTCAAAGGCAAGACTAAAGAAGAGAATGATAAACTATTTAGAAAAGTTGCATTCTCTAGTCCACAAGCTTGTTTAAAAGCTATGCAGAATTAAAAGTTTTGGGTTCGGGATCCGTGATTCGTGATCAAATTATAGCAACTGTGCATAATCGAACCTGAATGCACCTGATCGGGTACGCTAGGCGATAGGGTAGAATAGGTAGGGGTACTTGTTCTACCCTTTTAATCTAAATCTTGCGGTTATTCAAGTTCGGTGCTACAATCAATAGTAGTTTTCATATATAACTACCTTTCGTTGTTTAAACACAGATAAAGGGCGGGAGATCTGCCCTTTATCCCATTAATTAATCATTATAGGATTATTGTTCGAATTAAATACCAACATTCTTAAATACGCTACAATTTTTCTAAGACGTTTTCGTTCTTCCTTATCTTTAGTTTCTTTTAATTTTTGGTAATGGTCATTATATTTTTTCCATTTCACTTGTCGATCTGTAAAAATAATTTTTTTATTTTTTATCGCACGCAAATATTGTAATCTTACATTAGAGGGTTCGAGATCAGCGTAATAACAAACTTGTTGAAAATCTTCTGAATTATTTACAATCCAATAATGAGCAGTCATTTTTTGAATTGAACTTTTTCGGTCTGATAAGTTGATAGTAACATCGCCTAAAGCATTGTTAATAACTGCACGCCATAATTTAATTTCACTAGATTTATTTTGCTGAACCATCTCGGTTGCAAAACTAATGCCCATAATTTTTAACAAGTCTTGATAATAACTCATGATAATACCTTATTAGCTTGGGTGGAGCGTAAGAGGACATTAGAAATTCAGCATCAGCATGAATTTCGTGCATGAGATCATTAATTTCTTCTCTACTATAGGTGGCGACTTTTTTTTCAAAGTCTTTTATCGATGTCCCATAGTCATCGCAAAAATAATCTTCAAATTTAGACATAGGTCTATTGTAGTAATGTTTCTTCATTATTGATAGTCCTTGACGAAAAAATTTAATTTAAAAATTTATTTCGTAAAACTAACAACTTATTTATGATACTTTTTAGGAAATTACAACGATTCTCGTAATATATTATTTTATATTTCAAGTGATTAAGTTCTTCAGAAAGATTCTTATTTTCTTCCTGAAGAGACCTAACTACCTCTTTAAACGGGTTACGACTTTCCATTTAATAGTTTCTTTTTGTAAGAATCTAAAGGTACTTTTTCTTTTTTCGCTTGATAATTTACATAATCATTAACAAGTTTACTTATCATTGAAGCTGGAGCTCTAAATTTATTTTTAGAAATTGCTTTTAAAATTTCATAATCGTCTTTTCGAACTGCAACAGACTTCCATTTATTGATATCCATATATATATTACTCCTTAGATTTCCCAACTCTTACTATAAATACTTATCCATATCAATTAAAAAATATCTGTGATATTCTTACATAATGATAGAACATTTTATATTTTTTGGTATGGTGTGTGCTGCACCATTTGATACACCGAGTGTACCTAAATGTATGTATTTTTATGAAGAGCCAAGAATTTATTATGAAAATAAAGAGAAATGTGATAAAAGAGCCAAAGAATTTTCTGAAAATTTAGAAATTAATTTGCATGAAAAAAATTTATTTATCCTTGATATGCAACTTTTTTGTCAACCCATTAAAAAGGTTGACACACCCGCTTAAAATAGTATATATTATCTTATGAAGGCTTATCGTGTCCAATGTCGTCTAGGAGGATATCTGATTGTCTCAGAATTCAAAGGACAAAATGAAGATACGATACAAAAAGACTTCATTAACGAATTAGAAAAAGGAAACTATTCGGTTGAGAATGAAGGCGTTTATAGACCAGATCGTTTGTACTTTTTCTATGAGGAGATAAACTATGAGCCCAGAAGCAAACAAAAAGCTGTTGGCCAGAAAGATGGAGCTTGAAAACAGATGGAATAACAAATACCTAGTTGAAGGTAGAGTTACTGTTGATATGAAACCCATCGAAGAAGAAATAAGACGAGTCAGAAAAGAAATGGTTATGGCTGACGTAGAGATATGTAGACTCGCACACAAAGATTACCACTTAGAACAAAACGATTTAGTAGTTAACGGCTAGTTTTTTTGGTAATACTTTTTTAAAAACAGGTTTACTGTTTCGGGATATCTTTCGCTGTAATATTTTAAGCATACAATCGGCACAAAAATATTCTTCTTTATCTATTACGTGGGCTATTTTTCTACAAATTTTGCAGAGATATTCCATTACAAAAATATAAGTACGTAAAGTATTCCAAAAATTTGGATAGTTAAAAATAAAAATATTACAAGTCCTTCACCATTCATTAAGAAGTTTCCCCCCAATTTTTACCAATAGCAACATCAACGACACTAGGAACTTTTAACTCCATACAGTTTTCCATAATATTTTTAATATTCTTTTCATCTTCTTCTGTTTCTACATCAAAACATAATTCATCATGAATTTGTAATTTAGGTACATAACCTTCTTTAGCACATTCAACAACAGCAAGTTTGGTTTGATCGGCTGCGGAACCTTGTATTAATCTGTTTAAAGCTTTATAAGTTTTAGATCTTTTAATATTATCTTTACCATATTTAGCTACAGCATTTTCAAAAGTTTCGCTTGTCCATAACCCCCAATCTCTAGGTTCCCATTCATCAAACCTACATTTACGACCAAGCTTTGTTCTAATCACACCTTCTTCATCAGCTTTCTTCATACAACGATCAGAAAGTAATTTTACAAAAGGTACTTTACGATTATACTTTGCGATAATGACATCTCCCTCTTCTCTTTCAAGTCCAAGTGAATTTGCTAATTTGTTTTTACCCATTCCATACATCAAACCAAGTCCAATTGTTTTAGCTTGTTTACGATCAATACCCACCAAGTCAGCCACAGTTTGATGAAAGTCTGCTGAAGCATTTGCATAAGCTTCAACAAGTTCTTGTGATCCCTCATAACCTTCTCCAATTGAAGATGCATAATGAACAACTAGTCTTGGCTCTTGTTGTGAATAATCAAAAGAACCCCAATGACAACCTTCTTTTGGCATAAATAATCCACGTATCTTTGGTGCAAATTCTAAATTTCTAGCAGGAAGTTGCTGTAGATTAGGATTAGACATAGATAATCTACCAGAAACTGTACCCCCTGAGTCAGACCTGAGTTGATTTATCTCTGCATGTATTTTACCCTTGTGTGCAAATTTAGTTATACCCGTTAAAAAAGTATTGTGAAATTTATTAACTTCTCGTGCTTGAACAATTAATTTTGATATTTCATGGGGTGAATTAAATAAATAATTTTGAGTAAATGATGGTTCGTTTGTTTTCTGTGTTCTTGGATATTCTATACCAAGCTTATCAAAAGCTTCACCGATTTGGCGTGCTGCCCAAATATCTATATCTTTTCCTACTAATTTTTTTATTTTTTGTAATAATGTTTTTTCTTGAGATGCAAATTCTAATTTTAATGATTCAGCTTTTTCTAAGTTAACATTAATCCCGTTTGCTCTCATTTCAATTAATACAGGTAGTAAGTTAGATTCTAATTCCCAAATAGTTTCTAAGCTTTGTGTTCTTATTTCAGCTTTAAATCTTTGCCATAAAAGGAGCGTGAGCCGTGCATCTTGTTCCGCATAATGTCCAACATGTTCAGCAGGTAACTTCCACATTTCTGCTTTAGCATCTACACCATGCGAGGCCGCTGCTTCTTTTAAATCCGCTTCAGCTTTTACTTCTCCTAAATAATCAATCGCTAAAGCATTTAAAGAATAACTCCATCTGTTTTCATTGATCAAGGCTGCTGCAATCATAGTATCTACAATCTTGCCATTAACTTTAATTCCAGATGCTTGCAACCAACCTACATCGTATTGTGCGTTATGAAATATTTTAGTTGCGGGTAAAGCACAAACATCTTTCATATATTGCTTAACTTGTTCTGGTATTAAGTTACCTCCACCAAAATGACCGAAAGGAAAATAACCTTGCCAACCTTCTACAGCAACAGCAAATCCAATAATTTCTCCACTATTCGTTGCCCAACCTGCACCCATTCCTTTATTGATACCTTCATCTCTAGTTTCTAAATCAATTGCAATTTCAGAATATCCTGATAAATCTTTAAATTCACTTGGTGCTGTCCACATATGTTTTTTAAAATTCATAGTTAGTTGTAAGCTCATTGTCCATCCTCATATCTAATTTCCCCCTCTAAAGAACATACAGGAGGCAATGCTTGGTTATTAAAAATAAAATCAACTCCCATTAATTTTCCATTAACAAAAACATTATCAATATCAAAAACTTTAAAATTACAATTTGCCATATAGTTTATATAATGTTCAAAGTTAGGGGCTCCTTTATTATTGTTATATACAGGGCACTCTAGTTGTACCCATTTAGTAGTTTGGAACAATTCTAAACTACCCTCTATTACTTCTAGTTCTGCTCCTTGTATGTCCAATTTAATAACATCGTAAGTTTGTTTTGGGACAACATCACTTAATCTTTTAGTTTCAATTTTCTTTTTGTCAAATATAATGTTTGAATTTTCTTGATATAAAGAAGAACCTGTAGCTTTTTGTTTATTAGTTGCAAAATAAAAATCTCTTTCTTCATTGTGTTGGCCTAAAGCAACTTTATAAAACGTACCTAAAGTTTTTAATTTTTCTTCAAATATATTTTGTGGGTCTATCAAATGACAATTTACATTAGGAAATATTTCTTTTATTCTCTTTGACCACAAACCTTCATGACAACCCCCATCTATGACTTGTTTAATATCAACTCCAAATGTTTTTAATTTTTCATAAAATTTAAAATTAAATTCTGTAGGTTTAAGCATTTAATATTTCCTTTTTAAATGCCCTTGAATTAGATATACCTTCATTAATAGATTTAGTTAATAGATTTGGATAATCTTTTACTGTGTTAAAATTTTTTTCATGTTCATAATGTGTAATAGAGAAGTCATCACTCCATAAAAAATAATTATTCCACATAAATGGATCTTCTAATATTTTTTCTGAATCTATATTGATTTGTACACAATCAATTATAGGGTATTTATGTAATATACTTATGTCATTACCTTTTGACCAAACCACACTGTGATGGTGATGATATCCTTTGAAATAGCTTTTATCGCTCTCTATATATTTAGTATTCTCTACTAAAGGTGATGGATTTTCTATATATCCTGCTTTAGCTACTCTTTTACATTCATTTAAAAAATGTTTTGGATTATATAAATCTTCTACAACGTGTCTTGCATAAATAAAATCAAACTCTTTATTTTTGTATGGGAAAACTTGGGATGAAAAGTCGCACACCGAATAATTTTTTAAACGATTTTTCTCTTCCTCACTATGGCCACAAAAATAATTTGCTTTTGCAAATGGTCTTAAACCTGGGCCCAGTTCTAAAACTTTACCTTCAGCTTTAGACTCAACATAATCTACAACTTGTTTTATAGGTTCAAAATATCTTTTATTTATCACCTTTAAGTTTTTTAATTTCTAATTCACAATAATGAATTATCTTTTCTAAATCTTCTATTCCATTTTTATTTTGGTACCTACAAACGTACTTCACAACGTTCCCCTGGAAGAAGCTGAGATTATTTTTAGATATAAATTCA